GCGCAAAAGGCAAGCAAGGCGAGAAGCTGCGCTTTGTCTGAAAACACCCCAACTGGCGCATCCAGACGCCGGTTTTCCTGTCCTTTCCCACGCTAAACTTGCAACAAATGAGTAAAAGTGTGGCAAATGCGACACAGTGGCGTAACCGGATTGTCGGCCACACAGAGGAAGACCCAGCGCAATTACTGGCCAACCCACTCAACTTCCGGCGCCACCCCAGCGCGCAACGGGATGCCTTGCGCGGATCCATCGGCGAACTCGGCTGGATCAAGGCGGTGCTGGTCAACCGGACCACCGGGCACGTCATAGACGGTCACGCCCGATGCGAGGAAGCCATCACCGCTGGGGCGACCGTCCCGGTTGACTGGGTCGAGATGACCGAGGCGGAAGAACGGCTGGCCCTGGCCGTGCTCGATCCGATTACCGAGATGGCCACGCGGGATGGTGAGGCGCTGGCTGCACTGCTGGCCGACGTGTCCACTCAGGATGCAGGGTTGCAATCGCTACTGGATCACCTGGCAGCCACAGAGAACGTGCCGGAAGAGCACTGGCAGGGGATGCCGGAGTATGAGCAGGATGACCTCGACGCATTTCGGTCGATCAAGATCAACTTTGCCGACCAGACCGCTGTCAACAACTTCGCCATGCTTGTACGGCAGTCGATCACCGAAAAGACGCGGTTCATCTGGTTTCCAGAAGCACCGATTCTGAAGACGGCAGACAAGAGATACGTCGATGAATCCTAGCTTCCCCATCTACATCGTGAGCAAGGGGCGCGCTGACACGCGGCTGACCAGCAAGGCGCTGGAAGCGATGGGTGTTCCCTACTACATCGTCGTGGAAGAGCAGGAACGCGACCTCTACGCCGCGGTCATCAACCCGGGGAAGGTTCTGGTGCTGGATAAGCGGTACCAGCGCGACTATGACACGTTCGATGAGTTGGGCGACGGCAAGAGCAAAGGGCCTGGCGCGGCTCGTAACTTCGCGTGGGATCACTCCATCGAGAACGGCTTCCCCTGGCATTGGGTGATGGATGACAACATCACTTATTTCTACAGGATGAACCGAAACCAGAAGATTCGGTGCGGGGATGGCACACTCTTCCGCTGCATGGAAGACTTCTGTCTTCGCTACTCGAACCTCTCGATGGCTGGCCCCAACTATGCGATGTTTGCGCCTCGGAAGATCAAAATGCCGCCCTTTGTCGCCAACACGCGCATTTACTCTTGCAATCTCATCCGGAACGATGTGCCCTACCGCTGGCGCGGCAGATACAACGAAGACACCGACCTGTCGTTGCGAATGCTGAAAGACGGGTGGGCCACGGTCCAGTTCAACGCCTTCCTGCAAAACAAACTCGCGACACAAAAAGTCAAGGGCGGCAACACGGAAGAGTTCTACGCCAAAGAGGGAACGCTTCCCAAGTCGCAGATGCTGGTAGCCATGCACCCGGACGTTTCCCGCCTCGTCTGGAAGTTCGGGCGCTGGCACCATCATGTCGATTACAGGCCGTTTCGGAACAACCTGCTACGACTTCGGCCCGATGCTCAGGTTGCTGAAGGCGTCAATGACTACGGGATGGAAGTCCGAAGCATAGGGAAAGTGGAACGCCACAAGGAGACGGAACGATGCCACAAATAGCCAGCAGTACCCGAGTCACCCGGAAGGACAAGGAGCAGCGGGCGCTCGAACTGCGCAAAGCGGGCGCGTCCTATGCCGAGATTGGCCGGACGATGGGCATACCGAAGACGAACGCTCACCGGCTGGTGATGGGCGGTCTGGACGAACTCATCAAAAAGCTGAAAGAGGATGCCTCCCACGTTCGCGAGCTTGAGCTTGAGCGGCTGGATGCGATCATCATGGCCAACTGGCCGACGCGGGCAAGCTGGAAGAACGCCGATGTGATCCTGAAGGCGATGGAGCGCCGGGCGAAGCTGCTGGGGTTGGACGCACCGCAAAAGGTAGCGCAGACCAATCCTGACGGGGGCGCACTGCCGCCAGCCCTTGACCTGTCCAAACTCACAGACGAGCAACTGGCGGCGCTGGATGCGATCTATGCCGCTGGTGCGCCGCAACCGACTACCAGGCTTGACGAGGTTTAGGGCGTGGACCTCATCCCCTACGAGGCGGTCAAAGCGGAGATGGCGCGCCGTCGCCTGTCAGAGTTCGTTCGGCAGGCATGGCCGATCATCGAGCCCTCGACGCCGCTGGTCTGGAATTGGCACCTGGACGTTATCTGCGATCACGTTCAAGCCCTCGTAGAAGGCCGGCTCGTTCGCGACGGTCGCGTCATGCGGAACCTCATCATCAATGTTCCGCCCGGCTCCATGAAGTCGACAATCCTGTCGGTCTGCCTTCCGCCGTGGATCTGGCTACAGAACCCCGGCGAGGGTCACGACCTCGGCCCAGCATGGCGCGGGGTGTTCGCGTCCGGCAACGGTGAGGTTGCCATCCGTGACAGCATCAAGTGCCGGGACATCCTCGACTCGGCATGGTATCGGCGGGCGTTCGCGCCCAAGTGGTCATTCACCCGAGACCAGAACGCCAAGGGCCACTACAAGAACAGCAACACCGGCTTTCGGCGCGCAATCTCGGCCGGAAGCAAGATCACCGGATCACGCTCACACGCGATCATCGTCGATGACCCGAACGATGCGGCTGAGGCGTACTCGAAGCCAGCGCGTGACGCCATCATCAACTGGTGGGACAATGCAGCCGCAAACCGCCTGGCCAACATGTCTACAGGCGTTCGCTGCATCATCCAGCAGCGGTTGCACGAAGAGGACTTGACCGGCCACATCCTGGCCACCGACCCGGAAGAGTGGGAAGTCCTCATCATCCGTGAGGAGTACGAGCATCCCAAGCCAACAGACCCCGACTGCCGGCCAACGTCGCTCGGGTGGACTGACCCGCGCACGGTCGAGGGTGAGCTATTCTTCCCGGCCCGCTTCCCGCTCAAGGTTCTGGAGTCAGAAAAGCGCCGTCTCGGCTCTGCCGGTTATGCTGGCCAGCACCAGCAGCGCCCGACACCAGCCGCGGGCCTGATCTTCCTGAAAGGCTTCGTTCGGACGTTCGTCCTGGCTGAGACACAGCGCAAGATGGCAGAGCGCGACAATAAGGGCCAGCCGGTCTGGAAGTACAAGCGCATCATCCTCAGCGGTGACACGGCGTTCAAAGAGAAGGAAGAGAACGACTTCAGCGTTGTGCTGGCTGTCGGTGAGCGCGCTGAAGGCTATGATCTGCTGGACCGCTGGAAGGATAAAGCCGGGTATCCCGAACTCAAGCTGCGCGTCAAGGCGCTCAATGCCCAGTGGCGCCCGCAAGCGTTCCTGATCGAAGACAAGGCCAGCGGTCAGAGCCTCTTGCAAGAGCTACGGCTCGAGTCTTCAATCCCCATTGTGCCGATCAAGGTTGACACCGACAAGGTCAGCCGCGCTCATGCCGTCGTGCCCACTTGGGAGGCTGGCAACGTGTTCGTTGACCCGTCCTTGCCGTGGGTTGCCGACTTCCTGGACAACATGTACGGCTTCCCGAAGATGGCCCATGACGATGATGTGGACGCTTTCACCCAGGCGCTCAACTACCTGCATCACGGTTTTGAGGGTCAAGGGGTCGTAGATTATTACACTCAACTCGCCGCGAAGATGGTTGCAGAGGGAAAAACGGGCTAAACTGTTGCATATGAGGTACAGTCTGTGGCAGAAAAGACACAACCAGAGCTAGACATCCCCAAGGACATCGCCCGGCGTCTGGACCGCTACGCGGCTGAACTCGGCAAAGAGTACCTCTTCCCCGTTTCACGGCAACAAGCTTGGGAGCGGCTGGCGAGGACATTCCTACCACATGAAGGTACGGCCAATGCCTCCTAAAGCTGCTCCCTTGTCTCACGGCGCTATCGGCGCGGGCGCGAAGTTGCTCCCCATCGAACTCGACATGCTGGCCGCTGCAACCGGCCAAACCCGGCAACAGCTTGACAATGGCTGGTTTTCACCGGGCCAACCGATGGAGCCGCAAGCGCCTGAGTCGGTGCGCGGTCGCCAGTTCGACTTCCCATTTGCCGTCAACACCAGCCCGCGCCCTCGTGGCGAAGCGGGCGAACGCAACATCGACTTTCCCACCTTGCGCCGCATGGCTGACCCTGCACAGGGCGGCTTGGACCTCATCCGGCTTGCTGTCGAGACCTGCAAAGACAAGATGGCCGGTCAGAAGTGGCAGATCATGGGGCGGGATGGCAAAGACGGCGGCGACAAGGCCAAGCGCGCCATGGACCTGCTGGCCGAGCCTGACGGCGTGAACGACTTCCTGTCATGGCAACGGCTGATCTTTGAGGACCATTACGTCATCGACCAGCCCGCCATCTATCTGCGTCCGACAACCAAGGGTCTCTTCCTGCCTGAGATCGTTGACGGTGGCACCCTCAAGCGCATCGTCTCTGACCGTGGGCGCGTCCCTCTGCCACCGCTGCCAGCCTACGGGCAAGCCCTCAAGGGTATGGCGGCTGTCGAGTACACCGTTGACGAGATGATCGTCCGGGCCTACAACCTTCGCCCGAATCGCATCTACGGCATGAGTCCGGTTGAGCAGGTCATCAACATCGTCAACCTGTCCTTGCGCCGGCTGTTGCACCAGACGGAGTTCTACACCGACGGCACGATTCCCGATGCGCTGCTCGAAGCGCCGCCGGGGATGAACCCTGACCAGGTGATTGACTTCCAGACCTCATGGGACATCGTCATGACTGGCCAGACGGCTACACGTCGTCATGGGCGCTGGGTTCCGAGTGGCACCAAGTACCAGGCCACCAAAGAGCCGAGCTTGAATGACCCGATTGACGAGTGGCTGGCGCGCATCATCTGCTGGTGCTTCTCAATCAGCCCACAGGCGCTCGTCAAGGCAGTCAACCGGGCCACGGCTCAGACCGCCAAGGAGACGGCGCAAGAGGAAGGCATCGAGCCGCGCAAACTGTGGTTCAAGAGCCTCATGGACTCCATTC